ATACAGATCAATTTTTCCATTTCGATCGGTATTAGCGATCAATCGTTAAAGACGCCGTTTTTCACTGGCTGCGGTATCAGGCAGGCACGTCCGGCCAGGTGATATCCGGTGCGGTTGACGTATCGACGGCTTGCAGCGCCTGAATATATTTCATCCATGCAATCAGACTGATTTTATCCGCCTCACTGATAAGGCCCAGCTGTAATGCCGTCTGCCACAGGCTGATGGTGCTTTTCGCTGCCGCCAGAAGTGTGTCCCGCTTCTGGTCGGCTTCCTGTATTTGACCGCGATTTAAGGCGTCCTCATCAATGACCCATTGGTTGCCGTTCCAGGTGTCGTAAGGGGTTGAGGGAGCGATAACGGTCACGTTGTCGGGATAATCGCCCGGTGCGGTGATTTCGACGGGCTGACCGCTGATTTTGTCATACACCGTTTCGCCTCGATGGTCGGGAACATATTCCCACTTGTCTGCGTTGGCTGTGCGGCAAATGGCAAAATTGGCTTTCATATTGCCCGGTGCATCGCTGCATGAGTTTGCGGGAATCCCCACACCCACCGCGAGATACTCAACGGATGAAGAGAGATATTCGCGTGTTTCACCGTCAAAATTATAGACAGTCATATCACCGGCTCGGGTAGCAATGCCGTTGTTATTCAGTATCGCTTTCGCCATCATGCCGCCCTCACAATGTAATTGAATGACACGTTGCGGGGGCGAACATAGGCGCGTCCCCGAGAACCATGATTACTTCCTAAGGACAATTAACTCGCCGCGCCTGTTTCACCCGTATTAATGGACTGCCCCCACCTCAGTAGACATATTCTGTCCTCACGACGAGGCCTGTTCGAAGGCCTCCGGACTGACGCCACCGAGATGACTGTGGCGCCGGGCCCGGTTGTAGAAGACTTCAATGTAATCGAAGATATCGGCCCGGGCCAGCGCGCGGGTTTTGTAGATCCGTTTTCTGATGCGCTCTTTTTTTAGCGAACTGAAGAACGACTCCGCGACAGCATTATCCCAGCAGTTCCCACGCCGACTCATGCTCGTCGTGAGGTGGTTAGCACGGCAGAAACGCTGCCAGTCGTCGCTGCCATACTGACTGCCTTGATCGCTATGCACTATCACCTCACTTTCCGGTTTTCTCCGCCATACCGCCATCATCAATGCGTCCAGTGCCAGTTCGCGTGACAGCGTTGGTTTCATTGACCAGCCCACCACGTTACGGGCAAAGAGGTCGATAACCACCGCCAGATACAGCCAGCCCTGCCAGGTACGGATATAGGTGATATCCGTTACCCAGACCTGATTGGGTTTCACCACGGTAAATGCCCGCTGCACCCGGTTAGGCGCCACCACGGAAGGCCTGCCGGCGATGCGCCGGGGTGATTTGTAACCACGTACTGCCTTGATCCGGTTCAGTTGCATAATGCGGCCCACACGATTTTTACCACAGCATTCTCCTATTTCGCACAGATCGCCATGAACCCGGCGGTAACCGTACACGCCGCTGCTCAGCGCATACGAATCCCGGATAAGCGTCAGCAGGCGCTGGTTATCCCGTTCACGCTCGGACACAGGATTATGCAGCCACGCATAGAAGCCGGCCCGTGCAACATTCAGTACCCGACACATCGTCATGACACCCCATTCAGCACGGTGTTCATTAATAAAGCGGTACTTTAGTCGGGCTCCCTTGCAAAGTACCGCGCGGCTTTTTTCAGGATATCTCGTTCTTCTTCAGTGCGTTTTAGTTGTGCACGAAGTTTGAGGATCTCGCTTTTAGCCTCGAGGAGATCCCCTGCATGCTGCTCGCTATTATCAGGTTTTATGGCACGTAGCCACTTGTAGAGGCTGTGTGCGGAGACGCCCAGCCGGTCGGAAACTTCAGCAACGGAATAGCCACGCTCAGTGATCTGCCGGATGGCCTCTTCCTTAAATTCAGGTGTAAATCGTGGTGTGTCCATACGCTCCTCCTATGCTCAAAATATAGGGCAGGATTGTCTACCGTGGCAGGGGCAGTCCAAACTTGTTGTGAAGCGTCTGTTTTTGCATTCCAACCTTTTGAGCAAGCTCAACCATGTTATGCGTCCGGGCAAACCTACGGCAGGCTTCGTTAAAGTGCTTATGGGTTGAGATCTTGAAATCAAACATAGCTATTCCCTTACCTAACTCGAATAATCGAACTCAGTTGAATGATCGCGAAGTGCGGGCGTCGATGTAATGGCAATCAATCGCTTGCTGAGTGAGTTTGTCGCGCCATGCTTTTACATTAATGAGAACTTTTCCGCGCTTGGCCGCCTCTTCCTTATTGGAAAAATCTTTGGTGGGTGCTTTAAGAAGTATGCCTTCATCTAACCACTGCCAGACAAGGCGCTCGCTGACACCGCGCATTGCGGCGAAGTCTCTGACGCTCATCGCATCTGCCATCGCTGAGCCGATCATTTTCTGTAGGCTTGGCAGAAGCGCTGAAACGATGGCGTCGATTTGTGCGTGATCAAACGTGTCAGTTTGATTTTTTGAGTTTTCAAGTTCATGCGTTGAAGTTGCATCTTGCATCTTGCATCTTGCATATCGCATTATCTCCGGTTACGTGAAATATGGTGCAGTGACGTGCATCTTGGTCGATGAGCGTCACTTTGGATCGAAAATGAGATCTCATAAATCGATTTTGAGTGTGTTTTGGGATGAATGATGAAGATTTGGATACACAGGCGTTGATCGAGAGGATTGGCGCATCATACGGTGTCTCTACTCAACGAGCGCTTGCTGAAGTCCTCGGCGTGCCGCCGAACAGCATAAGTACTTGGGTTCAGCGTAATAGTTTTCCGGGGAAGGCTATCATCCAGTGCTCCTTAGATACGGGAGCAGATCTGAACTGGCTCTTGACTGGTAAATTCTCTAATTCAAATTTGCGAGATGAGCCTTCTTTAAAAGGGAAGGCTCTTTACGATGAAATTATGGCGAGTGGCGGTAAATCAGTTCTGCGCCGTATTCTCGATGCTTATGGTTTTTCAATGCAGAAAGACCTGGCTGAACTCCTGGATATTTCGTCAGGCACGATTAGTACATGGATCAAGCGCGGATATTTCCCTGGCGATGTAGTAGTGTCTTGCGCGCTTGATACCGGTGTTTCGTTACGCTGGCTGGCGACAGGAAAGGGGGACATGTTCGACGTGCCCTCGCAAGGTGCGGCAACGACAAAAGCCATCAGCATTCCTAAGCAAAAACTTGAATCTGGCGTGTTGTCTGACGCAGGAGAATGGCAAATGGATGCCGCGCTTTCTGCCGTTGATAAAAGGTTCTTGGTATTCATTGATGGCGTTAGCCATTCCTGGCTTGTTAATACTGACGTAAAGAATGTCGGTAACGGCAGGTGGGTTATTAATATCGATAACTTTTACGATGTTTATGACATAGCCCGATTGCCTGGTGGAAAACTCAAACTCAGCAATAACAGCGTTTCTTTTGATTGCAACGCTTCTGATGTTACGCCCTTTGGGGCTGTTCTATTTACTTTGGAAAAAAACGGCTAAGGGTAACGTATGAAAATGTCAGCATTCGAACCGGTTTGCATAGCACCCTGGATACGGTAAATAAAATTACGGCGATCCTATCTCGATGACGGTAAGTAAACAGAAGAATGGAAAATGGCTGGCGCAAATCTTCCCTAATGGTAGGGAAGGGAAGCGTATCCGTAGACAATTTAATACCAAAGGTGAGGCCGAGACTTTCGAAGCTTATATAAAGAAAGAGTCAGAGGAAAAGCCTTGGTTAGGGGAGAAAGACGATCGCCGCAGACTTAGCGAGTTAATTGAATTGTGGCACCGGCTTCACGGTCAGTCCCTATCAGCGAGTAAATCCAGGTTGGCAAAACTTCACATTGTTTGCCGTGGTATGGGGGATCCGGTGGCCTCTAAAATTACCCCAAAAGACTGGGCGCATTATCGAGACCAGCGTCTCAGCGGCCAAATTGATAATGGCTACCATTCGGATCCGGCAAAGTGGGTCGCTAAGCCCATCACCGTCAACCGTGAACAACAATATTTAGACGCGGTGTTTAATGAACTTCGTCGGCTGGGTGAGTGGAAGTTGCCAAACCCTATTGAAGGGGTGCGCATCTTCAAAGAGAAAGAAAAGGAAATGTCCTGGCTGACCGATGGACAGATCAGAACACTTCTTAAGGCGTGCGATTCTTATGGAAAAATTTATCTGACGCGTATTGTGAAGGTGTGTCTTGCTACCGGGGCTAGGTGGAGTGAGGCGGAGAGGCTTAACCGTTCCCAGCTATCGCCTTGCAAGCTGACTTTCACTAAAACGAAAGGAGGCAAAAACCGAACTGTTCCGATCCCTCAGTGGTTGTACGAGGAGCTGGCACCATTGCAAGGAACCATGTTCCGCCCTTGCTATCAGGAGTTCAAAAAAATGTTAGCCCTTACCGACATTGAACTGGCTGAGGGCAAAAAACGCATGTATTGCGTCATACATTTGCCAGTCATTTTATGATGAATGGCGGTAATATTCTGGTGCTGCAGCGGATACTCGGACATGCCAATATTCGAGAAACGATGCGCTATGCGCACTTTGCTCCTGATCATCTTGAAGAAGCTGCAAGCTTGAATCCAATTGCAAATTTTGAGACTTAAGTATGAATGATTTGAACAAAATTGAAATTTTCAAATATGCTGCTTACTTTATTGCTTTCTTGCTTGTGGCAATCAGAGTTGGCGGTGTGCATTTTATTTTTCTTTTTTTCATAAAAATGCTGAGAGTTGATTTCAATAATGAAAACTTGAAGAATAAAAGCGATGTTTTTTATGATGTGAAATTGTTTAAATTTTTCACGGGAATCAATGCTCGTAATATAAGTGATGTTTGCTTCATACAGGGATGCGTCAATAAAGGATTGATTAGGCCTATCGAATTCCTGTTTTCTGGTTTTTTTGGGTTCGCAGGAAGTAAGAGGTCAAATAAGTATGATATTATCGCTGTTATTTCCTTATCCATTGTATCAGTGACATTAGCATTTATGTGTGCCTCCCAGGCTGGGGTTTATAAAAAGGGTTATGCAATATATAGCTTTGATAATCAAACTAAGTATTATTTAAATCAGGAGCATATCTTAGAATCTAAAAATGGACGTGAGTTAGATTGCCAGAGAATCGATTTTCTTGAAGGGATTAATAAAGCTAGAGCTGGGGTAATTTGCCCGTATCTGAAAAAAGAAAATGTAAAAATGAGCGAAGCCGTTTTAAAGGGTATAGAAAAAAACGAACGTGATAGAAATACTTTTGCCATACTTGAGCTAGTTTTTATGATTTTTTTTCTTATATTATCTTTGGGCTTTTTTAATTTTAATCGCTCATCAGCAAGATTACGCCAGTTAAAGCTCGATGATTTAAGATACAAGCGCCAGAATCGATCTTGAGTGGCAGCAACTTGGCAGCAGAGCTTTCATAACACTGCAAATTAGTGCAATAAATATATGTATAACCCATTGTTTTTAATGTAATTAAATGATTTTACAATGGGTTTTGTAAAAGCGTCTTAACTAAGAAC